TCCATTCTATGGCTCCTGAGTCTCCTCCACCATCATATTTTACTTTAACACCTGTAATACCAAAATCAGCCAACCTAAATAGGAGGCTTGTTAATTCTACTTCTGTCATATTATTTGATTTTATAAAACCTACCTAGAATATTTCCATTCAAATACTCTTCTTTTTCAAGAACCTCTCTCAAAAACTGATACTTAGTTTCAAAATATGTAAGTTCCATTTTAGAAAAACATATCTTAACCATATACCTTTTAATTGGTATACCAGCTTTGTGAGCTTCTTTAAGAACTGCATTACTACTGTAGTAGTTCTGATAACTAGTTTTAGAAACAGTCTCATATTTTTTGTTTCTTTTATCTGTCATCTTAGCAACAGCTCTTTTACCAAACTTCTTCTTTGTAGTAGAGTAAAAATTCTTTTTACCTACATATCTTACAGACTTACCATCAATAATAGCTTCCATCTCATACACAAATCCTACAGCTCCTTCAGGAATCATACTGTTAGTAAACTCTCTACCTTGATATATCCAGCTCAATTTCTAAAAGTTTTAATTCATTACTTAATCTTAGATTTTCCATTGTTGTTTCAGTCAACTCAAGTTCTAAAAATACTTTTGCATGAGTCAACTCACCAACTTGGTCTTCAAGTAAATCATTTTGTGCTTGAAGTGTCTCTCTAATATCTTTAAGATCTCTAATTTCTTCATGCAGATCTTTTAGTTCACTTTCAAGTTCTTTTTTTAACTCATCATATACATATTTTGCTGCATCTATGTACTTTTCTAGATCACTCATTGCTTTTTCTAAATGCATAATGCTTGTTTTAATAGTGGAAATAATGTTTCTCTTACTTTATCTATACCATGCACTTTAACTGAATCTGAAAGATCTTTCTCCATTGGTAGCAATATATAGCTAAATCCATACATCTGAGCATATTTTTGTGCTGCTTTAATACCCGGGTCATCATTGTCAAATAAGACAACAATCTTCTGATACTTTAGCTTTAGTTCTCCAATAGCTTTTTCTCCAATCATAGTATTCTCACTGTCCGGTGCAATAGCCTCAATATTACTAATACCTAGTTTATTGAATGTCATAAGATCCTTTAGTGAAGATGTAATAATAAGATATTTACAATCATATTTTAACTGATCAGTACCCTGGATATAGTTCTCTACCTTGATAAATTTCCTTTCAGGAGTCTTAGGCATATATATTTTATACAAACTACCATCATTTCTAAAGTAACCATAAGTATGAGACTTTCTGAATGTATGAGAAGTTATAGTACCATCTTGTTCAGTTCTACTCATAGTAAAGAAATCTAGAGGAACTACATTATACCTATCAAGCATCTTAGAACCAATCTTGAAACCCATCCAATAAGTCTGATCAAAGTTATTCCAGTGTCTCATTTCATAATCTACTACTTTATACTTATCATGAAACACAAGAGTTTCAGATACATATTCAGTATTATTATTCAAAAAGTCCTGATAATCATATAAGATTTTATATGTTGCCTGTGATCTTGTGTCCAGATTAAATAGTCTTTGAACTAGTTGGACACCATCACCGCCATAACCTGAAGAGAAGTCTTTAAACTTATAATAATTACAACCTGTATCAAAATAAATAAACATAGATGGAACTTTGTCCTTTGCATTAAATGCAGATAACATTTTTATATCTTGACCAGTAAGCTTTTCTTTTAAATTAAGATAATATTCAAAGATCCATTCTCTTGGGATTTGCTGTAAATCAGTAATTAAATTCTTTGTTGAAATCATACTACCTAGTTTAAAAATTAAGGGGGAAGTCATTTCTAACTCCCCCTATAACTTATTAGTCTAGGCTGAAGTCAGAAGATGTTTTGATTGGAGTTGTAAAATCATCATCATCTCCAAAGTCTTTTACTTCTTTTGTCTCTAATTTTTTCAAATGTTTGGATTCATCAAAAGTAATAACTTTTCCTTCCTCTATTTCACCAAATGCATATTTTTTATTATCTGCTTTTGGCAACCACATGTCATAATTGGTATATCCAGATTTACCTTCATACTCTTTACCAGCAATACAGAACTCAAGATACTTATCTTTGATAGGTGCAGTAGCATTAAATGCATCTACAAAATCCTCAATAGTATCATGTTTTCCATCCTGATCAGTAAACCAGTCATTTATACCCATAGTTTTACACAAGCTTTGTAAGAAGATTAAAATAGATCTATCTCTCTGAATTTTAACACCAGTTTTAGTTAGACCATCTGCATATGCATACTGGCTTGCTTTAACTCTACCAATTTGACCCTCATATCTACCTTTACTTTCATCATCCTTATCAAGCATGAAGCCTTCAAAACCTTCAATTGGTTCTGTTTCTACATGTAAAAGCAAGTGCTTAGCACCATCAATAAATTTGAAGTCTTCTAGTTCCACATGATTAATCTTTAACACATGATTTCCCGGTGAAATTGTTTTAGGTAGCCCACTGCCACCAGTTCCTAAGTCAGTTGTACTTAATCCCATTGTTTTTTATTTTTATTTGTTATTATACATAAATTTTATCCCAGTGAAATACTAGTTCACCTTTCTCATTCATCTCAGTTACTTCTATCTCTTCATTACGCAAGTGATCAGGTCTTGCACCACAAGTAACTTCTTCATTAGTTTTAAAATTAATGATAGTTTTGTTACCTTTTCGGTACATATAACCAATAGCATCAGCATTTGCACAAATCAAAGATTTAATTTTACCTGTCAAATCAATATTTGCAGACATAACCATTTGCCCTTTATCATCAACCACCTTGTCTTTAATGTGACCAGATAGGATAATTGTGGGAGCTAAGGTATCAATAAAATCTAAAACTTGAAAGAATGCTTGTCTAATGTATAAATAACCAGCACCATTTGGTAATGTAGTTACATTTTCTCCATCATAGTTTTTACCCATTGCCGTATTTCTATAAAGTTTTACAGCAAGAGGTTGAATCATATCCTCTAATGCAGTTACTGTATCTATAGTAACATACTTATAAGGATGTCCAGCTTCTTTAATTGCTTTACCAACTTCCTGAAGGTCCTTTAAACTACTAATTTTGACTTTGAGAGCTTCTACATAATCAGTACCATTTTCTAAATCTAAAATCAGATTATTATCCAAACCAGAAAAAGCTGTTGTTTTCCCAGTCTTTGGTTTAGAATAAATTAATAATCTTTTAGGGTTCACTCTTTCACCCTTTACTCTTTTTGTTGGAAGTACTATACTCATATTTCTGTTTTTGTTTGTTTAATCAGATCATTTAACCATGGTCTATTACTTACAGGTTTCATAAGCATGATTGCTGCTAAATCTCTAATAGTAATTTCTGACAATGGTACATCTTTGTTCAGTTCGGCATCTAATTGCACTTCTTTGGTAGCACCAAAATCCTCTTCAAAATCAGGAAACAATGCTAAACTTTGTTGCAATTTAGGTAAACCATCATCTTTCTTAGTATCTTCTTTTCTCTTCTCATAAAGAGCATAAGTAATTTCAGTACCATCTTTAAGTACTGCTACTAATTCAGATGTAGGAACAGTATAAAGAATATATGGCTCACCTTTGAAGTTTGTACCTTCTTTAGTTTCATACTCTTCAGCATAAAATGGATTTGCCTTATACTTAAATAACTGTCTGTCCTCATTAAAGGGTGTCACATCAGTCACAGTACCTTTATCATCAGTAACATTATCATAGAACTCAATATAGATATCTTCACCTTTACCAATCTCAGATTCAAATAACTGTACTTGTCTACCAAATTTACCTTTCTGAAAAAAGGCTGTTTTAATTACAAAATGTGGATCTGCAAGACCCAGCTTTTTAAAAGTCTCAATGTGTTCTACAAAGAACTCTTTTTCTCTTTCTTTTCTTATATTCATACTTAAAATTTACTGTGTTGATACTTTTTTAGTTGCACATGCTGGAGTAGGTATCTCTACTATTCTCATCTGCTCTCTGTCAAGTTTAAAGAAACTTATCCTTGTGGTACCATTTCTTGATTTCAAAAAGTGAAAGACTAGAATGTCTTCATCATTTATGATATATCTGTCTGGACCATACTGTCTTATTTTTCTTAGAGAGGGTTTGTTTATACCCAGCACAACATCCGCATGTTGCAATAATGCATCTGATCCATAAATATCTGAATCTAATACATAGTTACCATAGTCAGCTTCTACAGCTCTCTTGGGATCATCTATATTTCTATTTAACTGGCTGAGGACTACAAAAGCTACTGGATACCTTTTCTTTAACATGGTGAGTGCTTCACCTAAGGCTCCTAACATTTCAAATTTATCTTTTTGTCCCTTACCATTTTTAAATAAAGCTGAGTGATCTATTGCAACAAGCATATTAGTGTACTCTTTCTTTTCTTTACCTTCTTCATCCACAATCATTCTAGAATGTTTCTCCATCTGGTAATGTATAGTAGCACACATCTCATCTATTGTACAGGCATCATAGACTACATCTATTATATCCTTGTGAGCTGTACTTTGATAGTACTGTTTACACTTGTCAAATAAATCTTTGTCTATCTTCTTACCTTTACTCATAAGAGTATTGTAATCAGCACCTGTATTTAAACTAAATTTTCTTATACCACTGGTTTCATCAACCATTTCCATCTGAAACTTTAATACCCGGAATCTTTGATCCTGATTCATTATTATGATATCACTAATCAATTGTTCCATAAATAAAGTCTTTCCAGTACCAGGTCTAGCACCTACTACAGTGATAGTTCTCCATTCTAATCCATCACAAAAGGCATCATTAAATTTGGGCCAGGCACTCTTTAAAGATTTAATATCTCCACGGCTTCTTGCCGCCATCTTTGCTAATGCCTTATACAAAGCATCTCTTTCACTCACTGGTTGTAGTGCTCTAGCACCATTAAATAATTCTGCCATATGTTTATGTATTAGTTAAATGTTTGTTTTTAACATAGTTATAGAAACTATGCACAACTGCCATGATTACTTCAATTATCAAATACTGCCAGAAATTCATAGGAACTATGAAATAATCTATAACAGTAAAGCAAAATAAAGACCCCACCACAGCAATCATAGTCAGTTTTAGATTTATCATACTACTCTCTCACTAAAATATACTTGTTCTTCATCATCACCACTTCTGATTATCTCACAATATGTAGCTAAATCAGATTCAAAAGATTTATCTATGTTCTGCTTTCTAATAAAATATTGAGCAGTTCTCATAAATTCATATCTTCTGATACTAAATTCATCTACATACTTTTCTGTGGCTTTCATTATTTCCTCCCAATCATAGTCATAGTTCTCAAAGAACCATCTAAATGGTGCTTCAAGATTCTTAGCATTGACTCTGGCATATTTACCAGATGAGAGTTTCTTATTAGGAAATATTTCTACATATTTCTCTATATTTCTTACAAAGTCTTGCCCCATTAAATCTTGTGAAGTTTTCTTTTTGGTTCTCTTAAAGTAACCATTAATTTCTTCCATAAAGATAAGACTTTTACTTGTTAATTCCAAATTTTCTGTCAACCATTGATTCGTTTGCAGTCTTTTGCACTCTAATTCTTTATTGACAAATTTGTTAGGAACAATCTTTTCTTTTATACAGTGTAAAACATAGTATGTATTTGGTGTTAATCCTTCCTGAATCAACCTTGTAAATATATCTGTCATATTACCAAGTTATCTTATTACCATTTGTGCTCTTAACAACTTCATTGATTTTGTTAAATACATCATCACAATCCCATTTACCTCCACTATACGCAGCACTTGCTGGATGTTTAACTACAAACTTATGACTGTTATCATTGGTATATTCTGACCATTCTTCAGCTTTCTTACCCATATACAAGTAAACCAAACCCGGATTATAGCTGTTTAACCAATCTAACAAGTATGTAGTAAAAGGCCTCCATATATCATAATGGCTACCTATCTTATCTACTTCTACTGTAAGAGCTGTATTAAGCATAAGTATGCCTTGTTTAGACCATCTCTTTAAATCTACATCTTGATGTGTAGGATACTCATTGTAAACAGTCCGTTCTATTTCTTGAAAGATAAACTTGAGACTTGGTTGTAATTTATTTGTATTGCTACAACTAAATGATATACCATCTGCAACTCCCAATTGTGGATATGGATCCTGACCCACTATTACTACCTGTAGTTTATCATAAGGACACTCTTCAAAGGCCCTAAATACTTGTTTTAGTGGTGGAGTAAATCTTTTTCCATTTTGACTTAGTTCCCATAACTTGCTGATTATCTGATCAAAGTCAGAACTAAATATAAAAGATTTAAAAACTCTACCCCACCCACTAGGTTCAAGTTTATCAAACATTTTTTGTTTAATTTCCTGTAATTCCATTTTTTTTCTATTTTTGTTTAAAATTAAATACTATGTCTGTAAAAGTAAAAGAGCTAAAAGAAGATACAGTTGTAGATATTAAAGTAAATAAAGCTTTTTACCTAATGGTCAAAGGTTTATCATACTATATCTTCAAGAACCTTCCAAAAGAAACTATTGAAGAAGATATCAAAGCTGTAATGTCTAAAAAATATAATGAGCTTGAAACTGAACTTCAACAACATTTTTACACCACTACTCTTTTGCTTGCTGAAATTGAAAGACAAGCTATTGCTAATAACATGTTTGATGAGAAAGAAATACTAGAACCAGGGGATGAAGGTTATGTAGAACCTACCCAAGATTAAGATTAAACTGTTCTCTTCCTATCTGTATACAAGCTTCAATAGCTAACATTAATTCATCTTTACTACAATCTCCAAAGGATTTGTAATTTATCATCAGACCATCTTTATAAGCTAAGCCTGCGTGATCTTTTACAAGACATTTCATTTCATCAAAAGTATAACCAGATTCTTTTGCCATTTCTCTAATACAAGCATGAACTTTTGCAAGTTGTGCCTTACTGTGATCTGTACTTGCCAGATCTATGTACATTTCTACTGATTGACCCTCTTCTAATTTGCTAATGAATATATCATAAGCTAATTTATCTTGAGGAGTTGCATAGGTTAGTTTACCATCTTTCTTTACTAATTTTCCACTAAACATACTTAACAAGTTATATTGTTCATTATTTCAAGAAACTGATCATAATGAGTTCTGTCTTTAATATTTAATGCTGGAATCTCAAATGATTTCAAAGCCCATTTATTATCTTTAACATCAATATTATCTGTGCTATGTAACATTACTCCAGAACATAACTCCTTATGATAATAGTAGTAATCATATCCATTCTGGCTTTCATCATCAAGTATATCTACTCTTTCAAAGCCAAGATCTATTAATTCTTGTTCTGTCATTTTAATCTAAATTTTTATAAATAATCCAAATGATGACTGTATATACACAGTCAATCATCCCAGCCATGATAGTCTTCATCTCTTAATTTATAAATTATTAAACCTGCAATTATAATTACTATAACTGCTCCAATTACAAATTCCATTATTCTATGTTTAAGTTATCATCATTTAAAATCTCCCGGATCTTATCTCTAACAGCTTCATAAGCATCATATCTTTCTTCAGATAATTTTTCATTATACTTTATCTCACTTCT